ACATCGTGTTGTCGTAGTGAGTTCTTGTACTAGTCGGGCTGGATACCGGAGCCCCCGACCCGTTAGAAGGGAAGTTTCCAACACCAAAACCATGAGTTCCTCCCGACCCGCTTCCTAAAGGAAATCCTGTGTATCCCACAGGGGCCGAAGTACCCGCATTTCGAGAAACAACTGAACCGCCCTTAATCAAAAAGCCTGTTACCGACTCACCGTTCTCTTCAGTGTATAACGAGAAGCCCGACGGTATTGCCTGTCCAGTGGACGTTCTATCAAATAAAAGGATAGTTCCTTCAGGGAGGGTGGCTGGACCGGTAGTGTAAGAACCAATTAACCCTTGTTGGACTCCAGCCATCTTGTCCCCTTAGGTCAAGCCATTGCCTGAAATTATCCAAGTGGTAGAAGCAACTTTAACTGCAGTGGCGATACCATAAGCCGCTAAAGTCCTGTTTCCTGTCGTTCCTGAGCCCGCTAAATACATTGTGTCCGTAGTGATGCTGATCGTAACAGTATTGACTAAGTTTACAAAAGTAACAGCAGTACCCACAGGGTAAACAACACTAGAGTTTGCAGGGATAGTGAATGTTCGAGTGTTATTGTCCGAAATTGGGTGCAGAATTGTCTTGCCAGCATCGGCCAAAACCAAGGTGTATGCAGCAGACTGAGAATTGACGGGGATGTTTCTGAAGCCCACACTATCCGTACCATCTACTGTGCAGTCGCTAAGCTGCCCAGAAGTCGGAGTACCAAGAACTGGCGTAACAAGCGTGGGTGTGTTGGCAAAGACAAGGGCCCCTGTACCTGTTTCATCCGAAACGACCGCAGCAAGATTCGCGGAACTGGGCGTAGCGAGAAATACTGCCATGTTTGATGCCAACGCTCCATTTTCTGTGAAGGCGGATCTTCCTGCAGGGTAAGTGACAAAAATGTCTTTGCTCCCTGCCCCCCAGTTAACCGCGTTATTGCTGTTACTAGAAGCAAGGATGGTTGTTCTCGCAAGCGTGGTGCCTGAGGACGTGTATGTCCCAACACCTACCTCCCACGAAAGGTTATCTGTCGCAGCGTAATACGTAGTATTGCCGTTGCCGATAACAGAAAAAGATTGAAAGCCTGTCGCCGCACCCGCAAGGGTATAGGTCCCCGTGCCAGTGGTGGTCGTGGTCTCTTTGACCCGGTCAGCTAGCACGAGGGGCATTTCTTACTCCTTAGGCGATACGGATAATCGCACCCGTAGCAGTCGGCGCCGGGAAGATGATCGTGAAAGTCCCCGCAGTGGAGGTCTTGTCACTACCAAAATCAAGCACCGCGACCGTGGGGTCGCCAGCAGCCGTGTCGTTATAAATCAACGCGCCACGAGCAGTGATCGTAGCAGTCGTAAACGACAGGTCACTGAAGTCCGTCAGCGCGGTAGTACCAGAAGTGGTGACACCAAGCTTAGTCAGCGTACCGCCACCAGCGGCATACGAACCAGACGCACCCACTTCGTTGGTCGTGGTGTACGCGGTCGTAGCAGCAGTGAACGAGGCACTGTTGGTATACATAGCCAGCTTGAAGGCGTTACCCCCCGTTGCAAAGTTGTGCACGGCCCGAAGGATCTCGGACTTGAACGACGTGCACATAAAGTTACCGGTAAAAGCCATTTAAGTTCTCCTTAAAAGAGTGGCAGCCTCGGTGTGGCCACCTTGTAAACAAATTTGGATGCAAGTAGCCCTTTCGGACTGTTTTGCACGAACAAGATATTCGAGCAGCACCTTGCGGAGCTGATCTTGGAAAAGCCTTGCCTGCTCACGAATAGCGGGCGGCGCAGAGTCAGCGACAGTAATGATTCGCATCGCACAAAGCTCGGCCAAATCATCCATAGCCAAACCACCAAAATCACTGGTTTTGACCATCGGAGACAATAACGACCCTACTTTTAGCTCTAGCATCTCAAGGCCTCACTGCTTCTGGGGGCGAGGACAAAGCCTCAACCTGAGACTCTATAGTATCGCGAACTTCCGAATATTGGTACCTCTTAAACACCCCGTCCTCCATTGCGAACACGGGCTGATCCGCCAACCTGTGATATCCGTAAAGCTTCTTGTTGTACGGCACGTTGGTATCCATTAGGCCTGAAGAATTCGCGATTCCAACCCGGATTCCCCGTTCGATGGCCTTGGCCAACAGAAACTCACAGCACGCCCGACCAGCCTCAGCAAAGTGCACGTTGCCCTTGTAGGAAAAATCTACCCCGTAGACCATGATCGTCTTGACCTTTGCTGCGATCGCATATGCAATCGCAAAGGCCACGGTGTTGTTGATGTACCAAGTCCCCACAGCGTTGACAACCTCGTCCAAAGGGTACTCCACAAGGCCCGGGCAGCGATTGTCAAGCTCGCAGGTGTAAATAGGCCCCTTATGGCGCCTTAAAACCTCGCGCATGAGACAGGTCTGCGAGCCCGCTTCCTCGCCGTCCAGGAACCGGCTGGCCGGGTCTAGCATAAACATGCGATCGTGGAAGATGACCCCGCCCATGGCGTTGATTGCCCATACTTCGTCAATGGGCTGGGAGTGGGTTTTGGCTAAGGTGAACTCTAGGTGACTTTTTCCCATGGCGACGATTGCCACGGTTCTTCCGGATAAATCGGGAACGCTCTCTCTCATTTGGCCTCACTAGGACTGATTGGGTTGGATGCAAGTAGCTCAGTGCGTATGAGGCCATCTCTGAACTCATCACGTCTGCGGCGACCTTGTTGCTCAATACCGAGGCCAGAAAGCGCCTCTTTGTACGAGGTTGAGAAATACCCAAGCATGTCGATGGGGCCTTTGGTAAAGCTGTAGGCCTGAACGAGACAGCCATAGAGCAGCGCCTCGGGAGCGTTTATGCTCAACCAAGTCGTCTGATTAGCGGGACTCAGCCCAGCGGGTTTGCGAATGTACCCGAGTTCTACTTCATACCCCTGATCAGGGGTGGGCGCGATGAAGAACGTGTCTTGGTTCCACACCGCGTAGTACTTGGGAAAGTCGCTCTCAGTCAAACTTTCCCAATATTCCTTCAGAAAGCTCACGTCCCTGAATTCCAGATATTTCTGCTTGTTGTCCGCGCGCACAAGCATGTAACGGTGCGTGAGGATGTCGCCCCCCTCGGGAAAACCCTGAGGCATGCGAAGGTACGGGGTGTTGGCCGTCATATTGCCTACGGAGCTCTGCCGGAAAACCTCAAGGTCGATGTCCCGCAGGATCTTGTTCTCCGTCATCAAGATAAATGTGTTGATGACAGGGGCAGATAGGACGTTTGCGTCCGTCTCCATGTAGCGCCGAATGTCTTCTACAAGCTCGTTGTACGTCATGACGTGACCACCGTAACCTTTCCTACCTGACCAACCCCTACGATTGGTTTATTCACAGGAGCAGGGATCATGCCCACCAACGTGGTAAAGGCAGTATCCCCGACGATCCCGACATAGACTGTCATGACCGACTTTCTATCGGGCCTGGGCTGAAACAGCGCTATGGCATCGCCATTGTACTTCAAAGGGTCTAGCTGGGGTTCTTTTGGCTCGTAGTCTGCCTCACAGACCTTAAAGCCCCGCCAATTCTTGCGCAAGGAATTAAACGCGAACTGCTGACCGCAGTAATCGCAAATTCCTAGGGCATATTTCCCGGTTGCCCAAGAGCCCATTTAATACTCCAGCTGGGGCACGAAATAAACGCTTGCCGTGTCCCGATCCTCTGCTGCAGCACGGGCAAAGTCCTCGTCGTAGAGGGCCTTCAGAGCCGCCGATCGCTCAGGAGCGAACTTTAGGGACAGATGGTATGCCAAGCCTGCTACCAAGCAAGGTAAAAACCGGAAGTTGACGTCTGGTGTATCGGTGTACCCCCCGGCATCCTGAATCCTACGGATGCGGTAGTGCACAAACGGGTAGGCCCTGTCCGGGGACGGGTAGAAATAGACCCTGGGGACGTTCGTCCGCTCTACATAGAACTGCGCTGGGCGAGCCAACGGCTCGTTCTTGTTGGGGACGTTAAGCCACTCAGCGCGGCTGATCCTGTCGATCGCGATGTCCGTCGGAGGGCTCGAGGTGAAGGGGTCACGAATGACCGACTCCAGCACGTTGACCACCTCGGGGCTGAGATCGATGTAGTTCTGCCCGGGTATCACAGGCGTTGAGGCTTGCTCGATGGTCCACAAATTCAACCCACGGTTAGCCCAGTCGAGGAACATAAGGTTCAGTGACCTGCGAGCAGACGAAAGCTGGTAGCCCGTAGTCACGCGCATGCCACACCGCTCGTATGCCTCCTCGACGAGCTCTTCGATCTGAAGATCGAAGTCGTAGGTGTTTGAGGTGGTCATCCCTGAGATTTATGTGCGCATTTCGCGCCCATAGCCATTTTCTTGCGGGGGGAGACATAGCCGCCTTTAGCCATCATAATTGGACCAGTGGTTTGGCTGGTACGCTTTTCCATACCGTGCTTTCCACCGGTCTTCTCCACACATCCACCGCCTCTGGTGGCGGCACCCATGCCTCTAGCTGCCATTTCAGCACCCTTTCTTAGCCATTCCGCCGCGTTTGTACCCCCGAGTCATGCCGCCACCCATCATCTTTTTTGGCTTTTTCATGGCACCACCCATCATTTTCATGGGTTTTTTCATGGCACGTCCCATGGCGTCAGCCCCAGGTTTTTTCATGGCGCGTCCCATTCTATCTTTTACTAAACCGCCTTTTCTAAAAGAACCCAAACCGCCGATTCCACCTACCTTAATATCTACTGGATCATAACTTTTAGGAGCACGACTACCTACTTCTTCTGTCTTTTCTTCTGTCTTTTCTTCGGCTTCCACCACCGGGGGTCTGCGGCGTTTAAACCGCTTGAGCAGTTTTCTCCCAAGAAGTCCGCCACCAAGGCCCCCCGCAGGGCCTGCAAGTTTGTGCCCTAAAAGAGCTCCGCCTACTACAGCGCCGGTGGGTTTCTTAATTGCTTTCTTAATTGAGCTGCCCAGCTTTTTTATCGCTTTCTTAAGTTTCCTGATTGGCATTTCTATCTCCTTTTGGCCGTTTTGGCCGACTTGATAAACGCCTGCTTAGTAGGCGCACCCTTGCTACCCACCTTACGCATCTTCTCGCCCGAACCGGCAGCGATACGCTTGCGCTTGGCATGAATGTTTGCATAAAGACCCGGTTTGACAGCCATTTTACTTACCCTTTTGAAATAAGTCGGTCAATTTTTTCTTCAAGGCGGTTAAACCTTGCGTCAATGTGTTCAGTAATCCGCTGAACTTCTTCTTTAGTAACGTGATCACGAGCTACCTCCACACGAGTATCGTTAAGCCTTTGTTCAAGCTGTTCTAGCTTTTTGAATTTTTCTTGTGCCATGTAGCTAACCAGCGCAAAAAATGCCGCCGCCAAAGTAAGAATTCCGTTCCAGAAAAAGTTAATCAGTTCCATTTAACACTTCCACCTTTTTCTTGCCTGTCGAATTCGACTATTAGGGTCCTTAGCCGCCTCTGGAAACTTCTTCATTTGCCCAGCAGAACGCGCGCAGAAGGACTTACGTCGAGCTGCCCGTTTTCCTGTGGGCTTGTCCTCTGTGACTGCAGTAGAAAGCTTGCTGCCAGGATTAGCGCGACGATACGCCGCCACACCCTTCTTGGTCATGCCAGCCCCCTGCTTGGTCGGGCGAAAGTTGCCCGACTTCACAGAGGTTTTAATGCCCATGTTCTTGGCCATTTAAGCCTCCGCACCACCGCAAAATAGCAGCGTCACACTGGTCACATTGGCGTCCGCTACATCAATAAAAATGCCGTTTTGAAACAGAATGCCGTCATTTGGCATAACGACATTTTTACCACCGGCCGCAGCTGGGGTGTGGATGGTCAACCGACCAGTGTCAGATGACGTTGTGCCATCTTTAAGCGTGAACGAAGAAGCCGTTCCAGAGTTTGTGAAATACCAACCTTGAAGACGAGTTCTCCCAACAACGGCGGAGGCATCGGCAGTCTTAGTGACTGCTTTTACGTCACTTGAGA